GTCCTCCTGGTTGATAACCTTGAACTTGACCACCACCTGAGTAGTTAGTGGTATTTCCTACAGCCTGTGGTGCAGGTTGGCTATACATTTGTTGTTGTTGTAGGTAAGGGTTTTGTATAGTACCACCTTCAGCCATACCCATTACTTCTCTGATAGCAGCCATTTCTTGCTCAGATAGTTCCTGATCATTTACAGGACCACCTTCAGGTACAGGCTCTCCACCTATACGTCCATTGGCTTCCATCTCAGCTAGACCCATCTTAGCTTGATCTCGTAGATCTTCAAAGAACTTG